GACGAGTTTGTCGAGTACAGATATGCGCTGGAGGCTCCAGGTCATACTCTCTTGAACAGCTTTGTCGTAAGATGCTTGTGTCAAAGTTTTCCACTCAGGGAACAAGAATGGCGCATACTTGATGAACGCTTTGTCGAAATTCTTGTTGGTCTGTTGTTTGGTCTTGATGTAGTTCTTGATGAAGTTCATGATACCTAAAGTAGGTAAGTACAAATCGAAAGATTCGCCGTTCTTCATTTGAATCTTAAAGCACTTGTTCGTATGATCATAGTAGTTCATCAAGCGCTCGTCTGGGTTGAAGTAATCAAGAAGATCTTTAGTTACTTCTACCTTTTCTTCTACTCCGTCGTCGTCGGAAACACTGATCATCAACTTGTTTTCTCCGTTCTTAAACGTAAAGTCTCTGATAGCAAATATCAAATAAAAACGGTCGATCTCCATAAGATCTTTAAAGTTACCTGGCTTTCCAGGAACCTTGATGCGACAGCATTTCTCCATGATGAAGTTCAACATGTCGTCGGTTGCCAACAAGTCATTTTCATCGATTGTGGACCAGTGGCGAATTTCAGCTACGCTGGCAGCACGAATTGCAATTTGCGTTTCACTGTCGTAGAAAAGACCCTTTGAAGGTATGTTTTCTAACGGTACGTTTTTCCACCCAATCTCAGCAGCAAGTAAGCTGTCTGCTTCAGGATTTTGGAATTTCTGTGCTTTTCCCAGCGATGTAACTGGTGTTGCTTTTGCTTGAGGCATAGGCTGAACTTCTTCAGCTTCTTCTACAACCTCATTCATCTCGTTTTGTTTTGCAAACAAAGCGGCTTCTTTTTCGATCTTGTCTTGAAGCTCTTCGTTGCTCAAGTTTTCGTATTCTGACATATGGAATTAGTTTTGTTAGTTTATATATCACAGCACGATTTTGGTTCTTAGTTTTGGGACAAAAAAAGAGGGACCGAAGTCCCTCTTGATATTTGGTACTGAGACCAAATGGATGTTTAGAGAATTGTTTCTTCCCAGTAGTCTGCGCGAAGTGTGAAACCGGTGATCTTGTAGATACCTGCTTCTGAGAAGTTTGCTTCGTTTCCGAATCCTGCGATTGCAGTTGTCGGGAATACTGTTGGGAAAGTCAACTGGCGATAGATATCACCGTTCTTGTTGAAGTAGTTGATGATCATCGGACCACCTGCATAATCTCTCTTGATTCCCATACGACCTGTAAGTGGATCATAGATGATATCGCACCATTGACGAAGAGCCTTGTAGACGTATGCGCTGTTGGCGTCGTCTAAGTTGACTTCAAAGTCAAGAGTTACATCAACCGTTGTACTTTCGGGAGCACCTCCAGCAAACGATCTTCTTGCGAATTTGTACATCTGCTCTTGAGCGCCTGGAAGTTTGTTTACTTCAACACCACCGATGTTTGTAACGTTTTCCATTACTAGCTGCCAGTTTGATACAGCGGGCGGTGGAGTCAACAAGATTTCGAACTGTGATTGGTACACAGGTTCGAATTTGTTCATCGCGGCGACCGAATTTCTATAATGTGGTAGTCCTGCCATTTTGCTTTCTTTTTATTTTGATCTCTGTATTTATCTCTTTAAGTTTTACCCGTTAGGCTGCTGAAAAACCGCCTGAGCTGATACCTCCTGTCTTGAGGACTGTGATGCGGTTGATAAATTTCTGCAGACCGCGAGCAGGCTCAATTCCGATGTCAATGATACCGAAGTTTTGGTCGATGATTTCAGGTGTGTTGTTGGTTTCGTCCATGATAACTGAGTAAGCATAGATTCCTCCGCCGTTTCTAACCACATCCAGATAGTTCTCAACGATAGTTTTGATCTCAAGACGAGTAGTAGCGTCGTTGAATTCAAAGAGGTATTGTTGAAGAACCTCGATTACCGCAGTCTCGATAGTAATCAACAAGTCTCTAACGTGGAGGTTGTTGAATGCTGAGAGAGTTCTTTGGTAAGCAGTCTGGTTAGCGAAGATCATCGGACCAACGTTCTTAACGTTTGTGATTGGGTTAAGACCGATCGGCTCGAGGTTTTCGCGGTCAGACAGTAAGTAGTCGTATTCCATTGCCACGAATCTAGGATTCGAGATTACACCACGACGAGGACCAGCAACGATTGCGTAAGGAGTACCATTGATAAACTTACGTATGAAGTTGTTTGATACGTCAGCGGCAGGTGGAATGCTCTTGTTCTTAGCGTTCTCTCTGATGATGAGGTTAGGTGTGAATACACCGATGAACTTAGCGCCTTGCTCTTCATCAGGAAGACTCCATACGAATGAAGGGCCGAGTGTAAGGTTACCGCCAGTTGAGATGTAGTAAGTGTTAAGAACCGGAGCAGGGTTTCCTGCTTGAGGATCTGGAAGTTCGGTGAATCGTGGATCAGTGCTTGCTTGGAATTCTGCGATAGAAGGAGCGTTGATGATCGCCAAACATTGTTGACGATTCTTAGCAAGTCGGCTAAGAATTTGCTTAGCTCCCATGTAAGGCTGAATACCCAAGTTGAAAGTATCAACGATATAGCGGAATGTAATTACGTCGTCAGATGCAAGTGTCTTAGACAAGTTGGTATTCTCGAGAACGCCGTAGATCTTATCAAGTTGAGCATCTGTATTGTTAGGAAGATGGTAGTCAGTCAGAGTGAATCCTGAGAGAGCAGTGAACTGCAGTCTGTCAGCAAATTTCTGGATTGACTGGTATCTTGTGACGTATGTAAGACCGCTGGTTACGGTTGTCTTAGGAGTAACGAGCGTGCTGTACTCAAAGTATGCAACACCAGTTGCCGCGTCGGTTTTCTTAACTTTAGAAATGATGCGGATCAACAAAGTATCAGAATTGTCTACGAGGTAGTCTCCAACTTCAATCTTGCTTGCGTTTGCAACTGTAAGTTTGAATTTCTTGCCGCCGTCGTAAAGTCCTGGCGCTTCGATCTTAACGTTTTCTGAAATGTTCTTCGCGATTGAAGAATAGAAAGCGATGTAATTAAGAGTGCCTCCATCATCGTACACAGATGAATCGATATACGTTTCATTTACGTCTGCGTATGTTGCGTCAGCAGGTGTTTGCAATGTTGTGTCAGAGAACTGACGGAATGAAGCACCTTTAAGACCGTAAGCAATACCGCTGTATGCGTCGATTGTTCTGCTCCAGTTTGGATTAGCGTTGATGTAGTTGAACTCAGAAGAACCTGTACCATATTTAATACGATCACCGTCAACTACAAGTTGATTGTTAATGTTGCTTGCAAGTGTTGAACCAGGGTAAGCCTCAATGATAGCGAGTTCAGCTACGTTGGTATTCTCCAAGTTGAATGAACCAGCTGCAGTTGTTGCTGCAACAGATGAAACTTCCCCGGTAATTACTTTTCCGTTTAGAAGAGTGACCTCGATCACATCGCCTAAAGTTTCATTATCGAATGCGTTTGCGTTTGTGGTTCCTACAACTCTGATTTTTCCAAAGTCTGCGTCGGTAGTATTGATTTCCCAACCTTTGAGATACCACGTACCCGCAATTGCAGCGTCCGTAGTAACGTTAAAGACAGTTACCAAGTTTCCGTCTGCGTCAGCAGAGTTACCCGCGTTGTCAAGTATTGATACACCATCGATCTTACTGTATGTATATGTAGGATTTAAGATGTAGTCGATTTGATCAGCCGTGTTTAAGTCAGGAACCAGGTTATCTGCAGCAGCAGCGCTGATGTCAAGCAATGTGATTGTCAAATCAGAAGGCTGAAGGAATGATGAGAATTCATCAGCAGCAAATCCTGGTACACAGTATTTGTCTTGATAGAAGTTTGTGCCTGATGTAAGAGTAGTAGCAACATCGATTTGGAAACCTCCAGTGATACCAGTTACAGTGTCAATTTCAAAGTACTTGGCATAGCCGGTAGCTTCAACCAAAATAACATCTCCAGCAGCAGGTGTAAGAGTTGTAAAGTTTGCATTGATTTGGTTAGCAACTGTTGGTACAGTTAGAACTTCGCCTTCTTCAATGTATGCAGCTGTATATGTTGCATCGGAATTCAGAGGGTTGCTCACAGGTGCGATAAAGAAGTCACCTGAATCAATTACATTGTCAACTTTAACATAGTCATTAGGCATCGCTGCAGTGTCAAGAGTGTCTGCACCGTATGTAGCGATCAATGAATTTGTAGTAAGACCCGTAAGAAGGGCGTTGTACATTGAAGGTGTAAAGGTGGTGTCTGTAGGAACAGGCTTGTAAACAACAAGCTGGTTCAAGAATTTACCGCCGTTTCCGCCGTAAGGATATGAACTTACATATGGAGCAGTTGAATCACCAGCAGTATCGAAAGGCTGTGAAGCCTCATCACCTGCGAGTGAATTTTCTCCAGAGTAAGAAAGCACATCTTTAAGAGGTGTGTTGTATGAAAGGAAGTCAAGTACCTCATCAGTTGAGTTGATGAGAGAGTGACCAACCATATCTACCTTGTAAGTTGAGTTGTCGTAATCATCAAGTTCGGTTTCGTTGATGTTCAAGAAAAGGCCGGTTAGAGCAGTTGCTTGATTGACGATAACGTCGATTGATTGGTTTACACCGTTGTTGTCGATGAAGTTAGGGATGATACATCCAGTGAACGATCCCAAAAGAGTTACATCGTCAAGACTTAAGAAGTTTTCCAGCTGTGCTGTGTTGATACCTCTTGCATCAAAGTATTTTGACCAAACCGGATCTTTAGAAAGAACGGGAAGGTCTGACCAATCACCTTTGACTACAAAGATATCTACGAAGTAGTCAGAAACATAGTCAGTTGGTTTAACATATGCAGGTACATCATCTGGTCCAAAGTAATCTTGGGCAGTAATGTTATACTGTGTTGCGTTCACCGACTTACGGATGATTGTGCTTGTAACTTGTTGACTCAAGTTTACGATGTTGAACAGTCTTCCTCTATTTGAAGGTTTGCTGTCAACAGTAGCTTGCAAGTAGTTTGTATCCGCGAACCAGAATCTCTCTTTGTTGTAGAAAGATGAGAGAAGAGCGGTTGTGTTGATACCATTTTCTCCGGCAGCCTCGAGCGAGAACGAACGGTACTGAACGGCATCACCGCCTTCGTTAGCCGGAACGTTGTTCAGCGGCAATAAGTTCAATGCAAATATCGGTGCTGTTTGTAGACATGTCTCGATTGCTCTGTGGAAGAACGAACCTCGTTTTTCCAAGTATGCATCAATAGGTCCAAACACTTTTCTGGCGGTTGCTACATCTCTAAGGAACACCGGTGCGTTAAAAACACCGATGCGGGAAAAGCCAACCACAAGACGAATTGTTTGCGTTGTAACCACAATTCTTTCTGAAGCATCGAACTCTACAGTGTAAACACCAGATGCTTTGAATTGGTTTAGATCAAGCGTGATTTTAGCCATTCTGCTTTATTGTTATTTTTCTTGTTTTCTTTTATTGTTAGTTTATCTATATATCTTGCCTAATTCAGCTCTTTTTTCATCTTCTTTTCTTTTCATACGCATTGTTGATCATTTGCTGTGTAGCGTCGAAGGGGTTTGTGAACTCTTTCATGATCCTAAAAGCTTCGAGAAAATCGTCTTCCGAGCGGTCGCCTACTTCCATTCTTTTTTCCATTGCCCTCTTTGTGGTCTCGGGAATTGTATCATATATATCTTCAACCATCTCAAAGAAATCTGTGGAATCAAAGAAAGAAACCATGTTTACGATCGATAGAGCAACGTCATCGTGTGCTATCTGTGATTCGTATCTTCCTATGTTATTTACGCCAAAAGCTGATAGTTCTTCAAACGATCTGACTTCGTTAACGACGATCTTGCGATCCCTTGCGAGGTTTCGCATTTCTCGGAAGTATGACTCGCGATTGTCCTTTTGAAGTTTGACTCCAATCTTAAGCTGATCATTTGCCAATGTTTGTTTTGTGTGTAAGAATATCTCTGGATAGTAATCACGGTTCTTTGACATCCTGTCAATGATTGCATGGCCTTTAAAGTTGATCTCTAAGACTATCTTAACACTTTCGTAGTTAAAAAGTTCGAATGTTAGTATCTCAAGTACTTTTGCTACTTCTTCAACCGAGTGTGCGTTTGATCTAAACATTCCAACTTGTTTGAGTTTGAAAAAAGCTGATTCGTCTGCCCAATCTTTGGTTGCTCTGATTTTTGCAGGAGACTTTGGTTCTAACTTAAAAATGTTGATAACTGAGTAGTCTCGACCGACTCCATCTCCTAAGTCAACCGACATTACGAATTTATCACCCCGTTCATCAAACTCTCGATCAGGCTCAAAATCTGGGTGCCACTTTAAAGCAGCGCTAAGGTCGGGATAGTCCAACAACGGATCAAGCTCAACCCAGCGGTATTCTTTACAGGTTCTCTTCATCAACATCAAAGTGTTTGCGTCGAATAGTAGTCTTGATGAAGCTAAGAACTGGTTACCGTATTCTTGGTTGAACAATTCTTCGGAACCTAAGTTTGCAATTTCTCGTTTCTTCCATTCTTCATCCCTGCCTGGAACTTGCCACCAGTCCACTCGA